CCCTTCGCCATTTTATCTGTCGTAGCTTTCTTAGACAACTCAACTAACATCTGTAGTCCTTCAGGTTCTACAAATAATTGGTCAATGCCCTTCAAAGCGGAGTTCAAGTACAGCTTACTAATAGTATCCCGAGGGCCAGCAAAAGGTGCAATAGTCAACATACCAAGCCCTCGACTAGCGGAGTTAGCGCCACCAGTTTCAGCAAGTTCACTAGCTGTTTTACCTACCACTTTAACTTCACTTTGCGCTACGTTGTCTACCAAATCCAGCCAACGCTTGAACCCTTTACTCAAAGTACCTGCAGGAAGTTGCTGTGCTTCTTCCATAACTTGTAAGCCTTTTTCAGTGGCGTTTCTATTCGCTGCTGAATTCCACAGCTTATTCCGGATAAACTCAGCAGGATTAGCTTCAGCTGGAATATCTTTCATCGTGTTGCTCAGATGCGTTTTGAAGACATCCATTACAGCTGTAGGATGGGTTTTTTGCAAGTCCTTGTTCAGAGTTAAAATGTTACTGCCAATAGCATCCGGATTCTCCCCTTTAAAGAGCCCTTTGGAAACACCTTCAGCAGCATTACTGCCTTCAATAAAACCTTGAGGGCCCAAGACTTTACCACTAATACTTTCTTTAAAGGGGATAATTTTCTCTTTGGTAAATTTCTTATAAGCCTCATTAGCCAAAGAAAGTTCAGGGGCCCCTAGCTCATCCGCACTTTGTCGTAAGACCTCAAACAATTCTTTTTTAGCTAATTTTAAAGCTCCAGTAGTTTTTGGGGCTAGTGGATTTTCTCCTGCCAAAGCTCTATTGTCAGCTAAAGAATCAATAGCCGTTTTGATGTCAGCAGGCAATGTGCGCTTAGTTCCAGGACGTACTGAACTGTCCAGCAATTCTCCCTTCAACTGCTTAAGCTTTCCTGCAGCTTCGATATCTATTCCTGGAAGTTTCAATAGGGTATCAATCTTTTTAGCTATTTTATCCGTAGTATGCCCACCTAAATCCATAGCTTGAGCATATAAAGGATTTACTAAATCATCCCTCTCTTTCTTCAAAGCCGCGAATGCATCTGTTACTTTGGACTTTAAATCATTTGCAGTGATCAAGTTGGAATTTACTTCCCCAGGCAGTTCAGCAATACGTTCTGCAGTACCTCCACGCACATTCCCTGCTTGATTCTTAATTGTGCGTTTTACTTCCTTACCAGTTTCGTGTGAAGCTAAATATTTAGCCATTGAAGCTAAGTCTTCATTATCCGGCAGTGAATTATTCAAGGTAAGTGGCAAGCCTTCCGACACCCCAGTTCGCATTGCTTTTGCACTTTTCTCCACATCCCCAGGGAGTAACGTGTCAACAATCTTCTTAGCCAGATCAGCTTTAGTACCACCAAGTGAGTTAAGCAAAGCAGCACCTCCCCCTGTAGCTAAAGCCCCTACTACCCGAGCAATCGCACTGCCTTCAGGATTCGCTTCAGTTCTAGTAGCTTGACCCCCAGCTTCCCCACCGAGACCTGCAAGAGCGCCGACAATGTAATTCCTACCGCCGCTAGCTGCACCTTGAATACCTTGATCTAAGTACTTTTCCGCAGTAGTTTTTGGTTGGTACAATTCGGAGGCCAAAGCTGTAGCCATTGACACAGTAGGCTTTCCCTTACGCAATTCTTCCAACTGCGCCCGCATCTTGGCTTTTGTGTTATCGTCATACTGAGCTTGCTTGAACCAAGTGCCTTCGGGGGAAGGTTTACGATTAATCTTATCTTCCAGGTCTTTGATAGCATTAGCCCTATAAGTATCTTTCAGGCTCTTAGGAGTCAAAGCTTCTGCACCTTCAATAGCTAAGGAAGGGAGTGCTGTAACACCTTTAACCAGCGCACTGCCGACATTCTTTACAACATCAGGAGTATTCTCACTTACCCAATCCCCAGCTTTCCCTAAAGTGCTTTGTTCCTTACTCGTACCTTCCAGCTCTTCCAGTACTTTCCAGTCAGCTTCAGTAGGATTCTTCGGGAACTTAACTGTAGTCCCGTCCTTCAGCTTCACAGTTTGAAAGTCATCCAGTTCCATTACTGACCTCCTCTGCGTTTAGCCAACAATTCAGCTGCAGTCATGATTGCTGGAGTTGCCGGAGTCGATACTGCTGCGCGTTTTGCTGCTTGCACCTCAAGTGGGGAAGTCCCTCTCTTGAACGGTTTAGCTGTAAGCTGACGTGACTGCTCATCATAGCCAAACTCCGCATCATTCCAAGCACCTTCATTCTGTGGAATGGCTACTTTGAAGTTAGCCAGTTTTTCAGGGCTAAAGCCTAATTCCCCTTGCTTACCTGCAGTTTCCAGCATACGCTCATGCTTGAACATAGTGTTCATTGAACCTGCTAAGCCACTGTTGATAGCATGACGGATAGTAGCCCCATCCAAGTGCTGCCCAGCTTCTAAAATCTTCTTCAGATTATCATAATCCTTTTCTGTGAACCCTGACCCAGTACCTAATAATTTAGCATTTTCGAGGATTCGAGATTCTAAGGCAGCTACCATTTGTTCTCCAGCTGCTGCAGAACCATCATCTGGAAAGCCAGCCATTGAAGCAAACTTACGCATAGCCATCATATACTCAGCTCCAGTACCTGTTGGGATAGTTTCTGCCAACGGTTTTAACTGAATCATAGTTTGGAACGATTTCTGCGCTTTTTCTGCAGCATCCTTTGAAGCTACAATTTGCTTGATGTTTTCATCAGCTAACCCTTTGTCTGTATTCTCCCCAACTTTATTGTTGATGTTCACCAAAGGCTCTTTCTTCAAAGGTGCAAATCCATCCAGTACTCTAGTGTTGCCAGTTTTGCTAGTCATCATCAAGCCAGACTTACCATCACGCTCGAAAGGCACTGGATCACGCCACTCTTCCTGAACAGGTTTTTGTGCCCGAGTAAGTTCCTGCAAATCCATCTGTCCAAGTGCCTGCAGCTGTGGGAACTGACTAGCAACAGCTCGGACTGCTGCCGCCCTACGATCAGGAGCCACTGCCTCAGTCCGTCCTTGCTCAGGTAACGCAGTGTCATTCTGCATCATTTGCGCAATCTGACCCTCAGTATACGGAATATCCTTAGCTGCAGTGCCTTGGCTAGTTGCCATATAATTTGAAAGTTCGTCCTCCAGAGCTGCTTTCTTTTGGTTAGAAATTTCGGTGCCTTCTTTCCTAGCGGCCTCACTCAAGCTTCTAGAGGTCAAGGCATCAATGATACTGCCGATAGAGTTAGTCAACCCCTTACCTACATAATGCCTGCCTACCATCTCACCATTAGATTTGTCAGAAAGGGCAGCTTGCAGTAAAGCATCAGCAATTGACTGTTTGCGTTTTACCCCAGCGGCTTCTGCATCGAAGTTAGTGGAGCCAGATTTAATTTGATACGGCATTATATATTACCCCCCAGCCAATAAGCTTGTACCACCTGTCATATAAGCAGCCCCTACCTTACCGATTAAGCCTACGGCATTATTAATGCCTGCGTTTTTAGCATTAGCAGCTTCAACCGCCGCACTGTGATTATCTTTAGCAGCTTGATAAAGTGGGGCAGAGTTGGCAGCAAAACCAGTCGCATAATTCTGGAATTGTGGTGCATTTACTTGAGAACCTGAGCGAACTGCATTAATTTCATTCAAAGGTAAGGAACGTAAATAAGCTTGTTCTTGCAGACTAGAAGCTCGATCCCCTTCCTGCGCTGAGTATAATTTCCAAGCTTGATCTAAGGCTTGCTGATTACTAGCCATCCCTCTGGAATAATTAGCATCTAAGGCCTGAGCAGTTTGTCCAAAATTCTGCGCCCCCGCTGCCTGTGCTCTTTGGAAATTACTCTCTACAGCTCCTTTATTGCTCTCATAATTAAGAGCTGCAGCAGCCTTAGCTCGCTCAAAGTTATTCATAGCGGCTGTAGACTGTTGGCCAAAGTTACTTTCATTCGCGCCCAATTGCTGCTGAAAAGCTTGCCCCTGACTTGTATCTTGACGTGTCTGCTCTTGGCTACCTGCAATTTCTGCGAGCCTCGCCGCTTCTTGATACGCATCATTTTTTCTGTTGGTGAAGTCTTCCATCTGAGAGCGAAATGCTGCACTTGTCTCGTCAAGGCCTTGGTTCACTAAGCGATCTCGTAAAGCCGCTTCATCCCTAGCAAACTGCCCTTCATTACGACGAGTCATACTATCATACACAGCTTTGGCTATTTTTTCACGATCGGAGCTGTAATCAGCTGAGTTGAATTTTCTAGCTACTCCACTGAGATTAGTATTAGCCGCGATTCGAGGACCTGCTTGCAGATCAGTCCCCCCAACAGCTGGGCCAGTGCCTAATTGCCCAGCTATTAATTCAGGGCCGGATTTGTAAGTTTCCCCTACAGGGATCTTTCCTTTAGCTGAAATTTGAGACATGTCAAATTCAGTCCCAAGCCCTTTGCTCACAGCTCCCAGCATTTGATTGGACAAATCCCCTAACCCTAGTCGATTAGTGGCATCCATGTCGTAGAGTTTTTGCTCTGTGGGGGATAGTGATGTGGTGAGTTGGTAATCACCTGGTTGAAGGTTGTTAGGGTCAGCCCCTTCCTTCAACTTCCATTGACGAGCACCTTGATTATTAAATTCGTCAGGGCGATTTAACGCCGCGTTAAAGGTTGCGGTTTCTCGTTCATTGATACCTTGTTCTTTAGCTGCCGCTGCATAATCTGGTGCTGGTGCTGGATCTGCCTTGCCCATGAAGAGCTCCTCGAAGTTTAAGTTTTAACCATTTGCAATCAGTTTTCTTTAACGAAAACACTATCAGATCGCCTTCAGGATGTGCTTCCTTCAAGACTGCCTCTTGCGTAAAGCCTAGTCGCTTGCAAATATTGAGACTTGCTGCATTAGTAGAGGGGATGATTGCTGTTGCCCTCTTACATTGCAGATACTCAAAAGGGTAGAAAAATACTTCGTGTAAGAACTCTTTAGTGAGCCAGTATTTTCCATCCTCAGCTGCGACGTGCATTTGGATATTAGCACCGTTAAAATTGTCATACAAGACACCAGCGATTAGAATACCATCTAAGGTAATCCCCAAGGTAGTGCCTGTCTTGTCCGACCAAGTACCTCCAGTGCGATCACACACCCATTCGCCGATGCCTACACCTTGGGAACGTATGATCTGATACATTAGAAGATTGCCCCAGATTGCGTGATGTAGTCTGTAGCGGGCCAGTGGACACTGATGCTGTTATTAGTGACCTTTGCTCGGAAGGAAAATGCGTAACCTTCAGGAGCGAATAAAGTTTTCCAATCTCGCTTAAAGCCGTAGAGGCCAGACCAAATAGAGCTTCCCCAGTGAGCGGTTCCGAAGTAGGATACAGCTTGCGGAATGAAGGAAGTTGGATTCAACTGACGAGCAGCTGTAGGTTCAAAGTCCACTGCTACCCCAATTTCCACCTTTACCCCACCGTCTGCTTTGAAGTGTGGGTATACCAGCTTGATGTGCTTCCTGCGTTTCCGATTATTAAAATAGTCATAGGCACACTGAGCTTGGCATACAATATCATCCCCATCGTCAGCTTCTGTAGTCCAAGCTTGTTGAACTGACCCAGCAGCTCCATAGTACAGTTTATTATCAAACACTGCCCAACAGAAAGCATCCCAACTGGTGAACTTGCACCAAGCTTGGGTAATTGTGTTCATTACAAACTGTTGACTGGAGGTTCCGTCCACTGTAGGTACGTTGACCAGCACAAAAGGAGCTTGTTGGAATATGCAAGTTTCCCAGCCATAGTTAGCTCCATACAGGGAAGAAGCCTCCATAAAAGCAGTAGCAATATTGTCGCTCAGAGCTTGCACTGTGTTGACTGAAGCAGCTTGCAAAGCCTTAGAAAGTGGGTATATGCCAACCTGAGTCAGTACCAACAAATCCCCATCGAATTTTTCCAAGCACTTTGTGCCTATAGGCTTTCCTACAAAGTACACCCCTACCAATGCCCAATTAGCTGCATCACTAGGGTCAGAGCCTTTGTAAACTGCTACCTCACCTTCAGAGGTTAAGAACACAGCATAGTCGTCCACACCGTTGCCGCCGTCAATTGTCCAAGTTCCCATCTCCACTAACTTGCCGCCACGGACAAATAGCTGTCCTAGAGGAAATTCAGTTAAAGCACCTGCAATGGTATTCACAGCTAAGTACCACACAGACATGCTGTCCTTCTCTACGAAGTAAAGCCTACGTTTGTGAGCTGTAATGTGTGAAAGTAAATTGGTAGCTTTTCCCGTAATAGCTCCTGTGCCTATTCCGGTGATAGACAGCCAAGAAGTTCCGTCGTACCGAATTAAGTTATCCACCCCATTCACAGCCATTAAGTATGAACCCCCTGAAGAATTCATATTGACGTGATGAACTTTGCCATTGGTAAGAGCAATTTTAACAGAGCCAACTGCCCCAGCGACGCTCGCATCAAACACCCCTGCATTAGTAACTGCGAATAACTCTGTTTTCGAGGGATTCGCGTAGTTCATCAGTGACAGCACTGAACCACTGACTCCTGTGAGGTGAGGGGAACGTCCCTTACGGGATACGACATCCGCAGCTGTGGGAAACCAGTTCTCCAGTTGCAAAGCATACTCTGGAGCCATAGCAGCTTCAGGGTCTTTCGCGTTCCAACCTGCAATAGGAGCTGCTCTGGTAATAACATCCCCAATCTCTTCCCTTCGCTGTGCACGAATAAAGGCAGGTTTTCGCATCATGATACTATCCAATTACCTGAAGGCACGAGGATCCCTGGCTGACGAGTGTTGACTTCCCCAGCCATATTGAATGTAGCTTTAGCCCCATCCCTGCCAAGGGCATTCAACACTAGAATTTCGTATTGATTGAAGTCTTCCGCATAGGAAAGCCCTTTTCGTGAGTTCCACTTCCATAGTAAGCCGCGAATCATAATAGCTTTGGAGAGAGTGAAGATGTCATTGTCAGTTACAATAGTCTCTGTAGGAGTTACTACTGAACCTACCATCGTAGTCAACAAGTATTCACTCCGGTACTCCACCCCTACAGTTTGACCTGCTACAGGAGCTGGTTGCATGTACAAGTTCCCCCCATACATGCGGAATCTCGGGAAAATTCTTCCTGTAGGAAGTGCTTTGTAAGCTTCCCATTCAATCTCTGTGATAGGGCCTTCTACTGGCAACCGAGTAGTCTGATTATACATCGTACCATTGACCAAGGAACGATAGGCAAGTGGGAATAAAGTGCTCAAAGCACCTTGATTTTCCACTGCTGTAGTCGTAAAGGTCGTAGGTACTGTACTAATCTGCCAAGCCCCTCGATCTGCTAAGTCTTCAATAACTTCATAAAGGAACTCAGTAAGCTGCACCACCATTGGGTCATCATTACCCACAATTACAGTTGGTTGAGGAAGCCCAAGTCTGCCACAGACTGATCGGATTATCTTTAAGACGTTCATGGGATTCCTCTTTGTGTTAAGCTGCTTTTGCTTTCAACGCTGCTTGGGCTTCAGCAAACTTAGTCTGCAATGCTTCATTAGATGCTTTTAGTGTTTCCACTGAAGCTCGCAAAGCAGCTAATTCGCCGACAGTTTTATTCTTTGAGTCAGTAGACATTGCTAAGTAATCCTTAGCTGCCTGTACAATAGAATATCCGCCCATGCCCAAGCGACGAATGGTTTCTTCATTAGCAGAGGCGATGTCTTCCACTGTACGAATATGCCATACTAGCAGATTCTTCACTTGCGCAGGTGATAAGTAAGTCCATTGCTTAATCGGAGTACCTTCCACTGGAATTTCTTGGTCATTTTGCCAAGCTTCATAAGCTTTCTGAAAAGCTGTAAGCCATTCTTGTGGAAAGCGTCCATCAACCACTTCACGCTTCAGCATTTCAAACCAGTCACTCACTACTCGCTCTACGCGATCCTTACTTCCCATCGGGGTAATAAGTGCATAGTCCACATCCTTCGACATAGCTTTGCCATGCTCAATAGATGCATCACGATCTTCAACTGCACGTTTCTCAAACGTGACATACGGTGGATTACCTTTTTCCATGATTGCCCCTGCGCAAAAGTACAACTTATTATTAGACTCCCTAAAAAACCTCCCAGCTTCCCCGAAGAGTCACTGGAAGGAAAACACCGCAGGGAGAACAACGGTGACTTATTGTGTTACTTACGCTGCTAAGGCATCATCCATGAATGGGTAGGAGATTTCGAATTCTGCCAAGCCTGTGGAAGGTGTATCCACTGCAGAGGCGCCTTTAGCTCCTTTGACTCGGTCACCTGCCACAACAGCATCATCCACACTACCAGCAGTTGCTGTAGCGTAAACATTGGCATTATCCGCAAATGCAGCCAAGGCTTTGCCAACCGCTTTACCTTGAATCTGATACCAGCCGTAGGAAGAAGCAACGTTAATACCCATCGCAACTGCAACTGGGCCGATAGCATTAGCTGCTAACAGCGTTGTGGAATTGTCATCTGAATTGTAAGTTACCCAGCTACCAAGTACAGTAGAAGCAACACCGGCTAAGTAAATAAACTCACCAGCACCATAGATAGGATCAGCTGCACGCATGATCATACCTAGTGGATGACGTTGAGTGGAAGAGATGTCAGCGATTTGCTGTACACCTACATAAGACTCTTGCATAACATAAGCCATTTTAAGACCTCTTTCAGGTAATTAAATTGAGAATTTTAATTGCCGTAGATTACAATTCTGTATTCCACGGCAATTATTCTTGTTTGACTGAGAAAGCTTATGCCTTCATCACACCTTGCAATGCACGATTGCCGAGTGTCAA